CCCCCGTCCCCGGACCCCCCCCCGCCCCCGCCGGCGTCCCCGGCCCCGAACCCGGCCCCGCACCCGTCCCCGGACTCGTACCCTTCCCCGTACCCGTACCCGTCCCCGTCCCCGTCCCCGTACCCGTCCCCGTACCCGGACCCGGACCCGGACCCGGACCCGGACCCGGACCCGTACCCGGACCCGGACCCGCGACGGCTCGCCGCCCAGACGGGCAGCTCGCCGTGAAGAACCGTTACCGGCTCCACGGGGCTTTCTCCCACGCCTCAACCGCAGCTGGCGTGACGGATGCGACGCTGGTGACGTCGCGCAGCTCAAGGTCGGCAGCAGGACCGATGCGGGCACCCTTGACTGGACCTTCGCTGGCAAGCCCCAAGAAGCCTTTCTGCTCAGTCGGCCAGTACACGCAGCAACGCGCCGCGCGCAGCTTGATGATCGCGCCGTCTGTCTGCGTGGCGTAGCCGAAGAACACCCCGCGGTGCTGGGTCGTCACGAGGACAGCGCGTTCGGTGGGCGCCGCTGGTTTGGTGGATGCTGCCATTCGATTCTCCTGATCGGTTGATGAAGTAGGACGCGCGGCAAAGGTAGCGCGGGGCGCAGGTTTCCGCAAGTGACCGACGTCACACATTCGCGTCGTGGGTAACTTTGGGCAGAACCTCGGGCACGGCTTTCCCTTCCGTTCCCAGCCAGCCGCGCTTTGTGGCGCGGGGGCAACGGTCTGAGGGGCTGGCTGCTTTAGCTTCGCTACCCCTTACGGGGGTCAGTCGCCCACCGATGGATTAAGGCCACCGGCCCTATCCCCTGCCCTCTCCCGATCGAGTTCAACCGATCGAAGATCGTCAGAGAACCCCACCCGAAAAGGGCAGGGGATAGGTGCGAAGTTGTCCGAGTACCGCCAGCATCTTCTCGGGGGTCGGAAGTCGCGTCGACCTGGTAGCCCGAAGCCCCGGCAGTCGTTACGCGCAAAGTTCCCCGCCTGGATTGCACCAGGGCGCCAGCGTGTAGCCGCCGGCGGGCGTGTTCGGTTCTGTGTGCGGCGACCCCGAGTCGGGTCCGATGCTTTCGCGGCACGCGCGGAAACATACAACCTGTGGGGGTGGACCACTTGGCACGACCCTACCCATTGTGGGATAGTCTGCGTGCCTCCTGACCAGTGGCACCCGATGAAGTTGTTGTGCTTCGACGCCCCCGCCGGTTCGCGCCTGCGGGGGCGTTTTCATTATGGGCATCCGCCGCCGCCGCCGTATACGTTGACCTTTCGAGGGACAAGCGGTATGAGGCGCGGGCCCGCCGGCGCCGTGTCGGGTTAGTCCCCCGGACCGTCTTCAGTCCTTCGTCGCTGCGCCGGCGGGCGCAAGCGGCAACCAGGCGCGGCCGATCCAGCGTGCGAGCTCGGGCGGAATCTTGGCGATGATCGCCGACGCGTGTTTACGCTTCGTCCCGCTTGATGCGGCCATAGGATCGCGCTGTGACTTCCTGCCGTCCGGGTTCTGGCCGTGGCCGCTCGCCTTGTTGTGCGCGACGTTGAACCATGAGCCGCCGGTGTTCTTCAGTCCTGCCATGTTCCAGTGCGGCGACTTCTGGCCGGTCTCATTGAAGCGGTGCCAGTTCTGCCCCGGCACCTTCGGCACCACGTGCGTGATCGGCATCAGTGCCGGCACGTCGCCCCAAAGGTAGAAGCTGCCGTGATGCCAGCGGGCGCGCCCCACCCATTTCTGGGCGCCCTTCACGTTCTCGACGACCAGCGGAATGTAGCGGCCGGCGGCTTCGATCGCTTCAGCCTGGATCCGGAAGCACGCATCGAACAGCGCGGTACTGGGGGGGGGTAGCGCTCGAGCACGCTTCCACGGCATCGAGCGATACGAAAACTCCTGGCACGGGGGAGACGCGACGATCAGGTCGACGCCGGCGAACTGTCGGCCGTGAAGCGTCAACACGTCCTGCAGCACCATCGGCGCCGGGTAGCGGTGGGCGCCGTAGACGTGCTGCACGTTGTCGAAGCCGACCACGTCGTACCCTTCGAGTAGCAGCCCTTCTGTCCAGCCGCCGAGCCCGCAGAAGAGGTCGATCGCCAGCGGCTTCTTCAGATCAGCTCGCATTGTCGGTTTCCGCTCCACACTGGCGGACTGTTCTGGACCTCAATGCGTTCGGCGATGACGGCTGCACGTTGCGCCGCCGTTGGTGGGATGTACTGCCCGAAGCGATACAGGCTGCCACTGTTCACGCCGGCGTTCGTGCTGTCGCAGGACGTGAAAGGGATGTGGGCGAATATCTCGGTATCCAGCATCCGAAGACCGTGCAGGCGGCACTTGGGTCTGCCACCCGCATCACACGCGACGCGCATCGCGTCGGCGATTCTCGCCCACCAGCCGGCGGTCTTCGTCTGCGCCCATTGTCCGGAGCTACCGAAGGCGACGGTTTCAAAGTTGCCGACCAGCCATTCCAGATATTCCAGCGGCTCATGCAGGTGCCACACTGGGACGCCTTTGAACGGCGGCGCGCAGCGCACCCAATCGCGCACCAGCCGAGCGTTCTGTTCCACGTCCCCATCGATGACGTCTGGAATTAAGCACCAGTCGAACGCCGGGTGTCGGTAGATCGAGCGGACCCAGTCCATGTAGTCATCGAACGGCACCTCGCCAGCTCCCGCGCGCCAATGAGAGAACGCGGAATTGTCCAGCGTGAAAGACTGGCAGCACTCCATCACGACAGGCAGATCATCCGGCCGCATGAACGGGACGAGTGCATGGCGCCCGATCAGGAAGCGGGCGACGTCCTGCCGCGCTCCGCCGATCGGGGTGCCGTGGTAATGAATCACGCGCGAGGGCATCCCATGTCGTGCGAGCCGTCGTACCTGCCGCAAATATTGCAGGCGGTAGCGGCGTCGGCGAGCATATCCGCCTGCGCGCGCGTGATGGCCGCACGGATCGGATCGTCTGCGGGCCGGTGGCAATGGCAGTGGCAGGTCATCAGCGCGAGGCTGCGGGCGTCTGCGCAGCGCCAGGCGTCGGAGAACAGGCAGCCGCAGGCTTTCACGGGACCAGCCGATCGAGCACGGCATCGCCGCCGCTGCCTTCCTGGGCCGTGCGGAGCTGGCGCTGCGCGTAGGCGTAGACGTTGGTGTCGTCGAGCCGGTACTTGCGGCCCTGCTTGAACGCCTGGATCACGTACCAAAGTTTATGCACGTGATCGCGCACTGCGCCGCAGCGCTTGTAGGCGCTGGCGCCGTAGCAGAGCGCCGAGAGCTGGTTGCAGGCGTCGAGCAGTTCGTCCTGCGCGCGCTGCACGTGGGCCATCGCCGCATCGATGCGGGCGGTCGCCAGGGCTTGCAGCGTTGCGGGCGGAATCGCGGCGACAGCGGCGCGCAATGCGGTCAGTTCTTCGGGCGTCATGATTGGGACTCCTGTGGTGACGATTACAGCCAGCTCGGGTACGTGGTGCAGATCAGCAGCAGCACGCCATCGGCGAAGATGCCGAAGAGCTGGCGGCGTGACGCGCGGCGGCACATGTAGACGGGCCGGACCTGAATGGCGGCGCTCATGCCCACACCGCCACCTGGTCGGCGATCATTTCGGCGACGATCGTCTGGGCGAAGGCGTAGGCGTTGACCATCCCGACCGGCCCTTCGAAGCGCTTGGTGTCCGCGCCGTCGGGCAGCAGGCCGCCGTTGATGAAGACGTGGAACGAGCCGTCGTCATGGACGGCCACGACCACGGCGCCGCAGCTATCGTCGATCGCTTCGAGGCCGATCGCCATGATGGCGAGAATTTCGAGGCCCGCCTTGGCCAGGAGCTTGTTCCTGTTCATGACCGCACCTTACTGGTGGGGACCGTGACGCGGACGCGGCGGCCATCGCCGAGAACGACGCTGCCCGAGTAGCTGGCACGCGAAGCGCGGGCGGTGGCACGGTCGCGGGTGGCAACCAGCGCATCGAGCACCGACTGGAGCGCGGCTTCGACCTGTTTGGACACCTCGCCCATCGTGCCGGCGTGCGACCAATCCAGGTGGCCGCCGGGGGTGCTCGAAATCTCGCGGTCGTACATTTCAACGTGCGCGGGGAGCTGGGCGAGCATCTTCAGGATCTTCGCCTTGTGGGCTTCGAACGCGGCGAGGGCGGTCTGCGGCGGCGTGGCGGTCTTTGGCTTGCGGTTCATGGGGCACCCGTGTTGTGGATTCGACGGGGCACAAGGTAGCGTGCGGCGCAGGTTTCCGCAACCTGACGCAGTTCACAGAACGGGAAGAATCAGACCAGAACGGCCTGCGGCTGGGGTGTGGCGCAGCCGTGGTGCAGCCAGCGGTGGACGATCTTGGGGCGGTATTCGACCAGGTAGGGGAAGAGGTCGCGCCCGACTGTGCCAGGCAGACCGCACGCCTCGCAGTGGCCGGGGGCAGGGGGTGGCGGGGGTTCGCGTCCCCGCTGCGGTGCGTCGCTCAATCGCGCGGGCAGTTGCGGGCGTAGAACTCCGGGTCGTAGATCGCGCCCAGCGGCACGGCGCCGCCGTAGAACTCAAACAGGGAGCGGGCCAGATCGCGCTTCGGCATCTGCTGGCCCTTCTCGACGCGCGACAGGTTCGTCGGGTCGGTCTTCACGTCCGCGGCGACCTGGTCGAGCGAGAGCCCGCGGGATTTTCTTGTCTGTGTCAGTAGGGTGGATCGCATGGCGTGGCTAGTCTGTCCCGAAACCTGCGCCCCGTGCAACCTCGCCGCGTCCGATGTGTGACGTGCTACCGTTGACGCCAATGCGGAAAGCTGCGCATGATGCAGCCGCACTACAACACAGCGGAGGATTCATGGCTACAAACGCGCGCGACCTGGTCCGGAACTATCAGCCCCGTCCCGAACTGGCGGAGGTGAAGCAACCCGACACCGGCACCTGGTACATCCTGCTCAGTGCAAGCGCCACGATTGTCGAGCTGGCGGTGCTCATGGCTGGGCTGGGCTGCAAGGTCGTCGCCGATCACGTCGCCGAGGGAGAATTCTGCGTGCGTCCGCTGGACCCCGCCGCGCCCCCACCATCGACCGAGCTGATCCACGACATCCTGACGCGCGGCTTCGGCGATCGGCTGCCGGGGCTGCTGTGCAAGCAGGCGGACTAAGGTGAGCGTGGAAATGCAGGTGGGGCTGCTGCTGTGCGCCGTTGCGTTCGTCATTGGCGTGGCTATGGCCCTTATCGAGTATCAGCGCCGGCGAAAGTGGCGGGGGCAGATCGATGGCCGGCGCCAGACGCAGGCGCGCGAAAATGCTCAACGCGAAGCGGCGATCGGGCCCAATCAGTACCGCTGCACCGGCTGCAGCAAGGTCTACGACAAGGGGCGAACCGATGCCGAGGCAATGGCCGAGGCGCTGAAGGTATTCGGCGACGTCCTGAACGCGAACGGTCCGCCCTGCATCCTATGCAGCGACTGCTACCACGCGATCATGGGCGAGGAACCGCCGCGGCTGGATTCTGCGGGCGGCCAATGCTCCCTCGGCGCCACCACGCACGTTCTCATGGCGCGAACACCGGGCGGCTGTCCAGGGTGCAAGCTATGACCGACTTCGCAATTCTGGCCGGGCTGGCGATCGGCTACTTCACGACGTTCGGGCGACGTGGCAGCAGCGGCTGGGAGAAGGTGGCCGGCGTCGTCGTGGTGGGGCTGATCCTGTGGTGGCTGACGCCATGAAGCGCGTGTGGACAATTCACGGCGAGTACATCGTCTGGCCGATCATTCTCGCGCTGCTGGGATGGTTCTTCTGGTGGCTCGCCTTTGTCCCGAACGACGACACCCGCGCGATTAGCTGCCCGAGGCGGGAGAAGCTGATCGACCTTTACGGCGGTGTCGAGGCAGACCGTCCCCTGAAGGCGTATGAGCAGCGCCGGCTCGCCGACCATCGCCGCTACGTGGAGAGCTGGTGCCAATGAAACCCACGCCATACGAGGTCGAGAAGCTGGCCGGCATGACGCGCAGGAACGAAGCCGAGCTGGCCACGATCAAGGCGGACCGGGCGGCGGGCAAGCCCATCGAGCACGGGCGGGTGCGCAATCTGGCACGGGCGGTGAAGGTGCAGATCAAGCTCGAGCGGGACTTGCAGCGTCGCGAGGCGAAACCATGACAATCGAGTGCGACAACCCGATCACGGCGCTGCATATCGCGATCGTGAAGCTGCGCGAGCTGGCGGGCGAATGTGCTGGCTGTGATGGTCGTGGCGTCAATTCCTGCACGTTCGTTAGTCCAGGATCTCGACCAGGGAGCGGCAATAGCATCACTCGGGACGAACCGTGTACAGACTGCGAGGACATCCGCGAAGTGCTGGTGGCCATTCAGCCCTACGACGAAATTGTCGACGACCCGGCGGCCACATGAAGCACCGCATCCGAGCGACCTTCAATCCGCCACCAGCTTTCCTGCGGATGGGCGCTCTGCCCGACCAAGCCGAACGGGTATGCGATGGGCTCGACGAACTGGCCGAGCAGTTACGCGAGCTGGTGTACGCGGGCGACAGACTGCTGAGACTTGGGGCGCGCGTAGTGATCGAAATTACTCCTGGACAAGAGGGCGACGGCTGATGGATGCGGAAAGCGTTTCACGTGGAACAGTGCGGCCGATGCTCTTCCGAAGGGAAATGCGGGCGGCGAACCTTCAGGGCATCAAGCGCTGCACGCGCCGCATCGTGGCGGCGAATAACTCAGCGGTGCAGCCGGGCGCCTTCGCCGGGCTCGACCTGGAAACCGGCCGCGCGCGCCCGTTGCTGCATCCGGAGCTGCGGGCGCGCTGCACGTTCGAATCTGGGCGCGTTCGCGTCGTCACGGTGACGCCGGTCGTCAAGGTGGGCGACCTCTTCTGGGAGAAGACCGGGCGGTTCGGGAGTCGGGCGCTGTCGAAGATGACGCTGGAGGTGCGGGCGGTGGGCGTCGGGCGGGTGCAGGACATGAGCGAGCACGACGCGGAAGAAGAGGGCGTGGACCTGGTCGAGCTGCCACCGAAGGCCGCCGCGCGCGTCGTCAATCGGCGCGACCGCTTCGCATGGCTATGGGACAGCATCAACGGCAAGGGCTCCTGGGCCGCGAACCCGTGGGTCTGGATCTACCGCTACCAGTTCCACCCCTTGAACATCGACGACCTGCTGGAGCGGTGGGAGTCGCGTGCGTGAGTGGCGATGCTGGCGGGCGGCGTTGGGATTCTTTACCCGGAGGCGGCCTGTGCAGCTTCGAGACAAGTCGGACACCTGGGCGCCGCCGGTGACACCTGCACCGGATGCAGCCGCCGGCCTGGAGCGGCAACGCCGGGCGCTGGCCTACCAGCCGCGGCGGGGATTCATTCGCGATCAACCGAAGAAGGGCACCCCATGACTGTGAGCACGCCCGCCGCGTTGCCCGTCTACGTCGGCAGCCAGGAGCGCAAGCGCCTCGCGAGGATCGCAATGGTCCGAGAGCTGCGCGCCGCGCTGGCAAGTCGCGGGCTGGCGCTGGAGGTCGTGAAGAAGGGCGTCCATGTGGTCGTGCGTGTGGCGCAGGGTGCGCGCGTCTTCGACTTCTGGCCGGGCACTCGAAACTGGCGGGAGCGGGACACGACGGCGCCGGCGGGCTCACTGCCGGTCCATCGTCAGAGCCTGCGCCGCGGCTACGGCATCCACGAACTGTTGCGGGCGATCGATGCTTCGGTTCCGGGATGAGCCTGCCAAAGCAATTAACGCTGGATGCGTGGGGCGCCAAATTCGAGGGCGAGGGCGCCGAACTTGAGCTGCGTTTCCTTGCGATGCAGACGACGAAGGGCAGGCGCACGCACCGGACTGTGCTGGTGCTGAAGGTGAACCGCGTCGAGGTCCGCAAATTGATGGAAGAGGTAGCAGGGATGCAGGTCCGCGACCGCGTGCGCATAGACGGCGAGCTGGAGCGGTTGACGCGAGAGATTGCCCCCCTGGTGAGGACATGAAGAAATTGGCAGGAATGTTCGGCGGTCTTTTTCGGCGACCTGTGTGGCGCGCAGGTCCAGGGCTGCGGGCCCGCGTCCACAAGATCAGCATCATCGCCGGCGGCGAAATGTCGGTCGTGCTGCGCTTCGGGCTCGACGAACCCGGCGCGCGGCGGCTTTTGCAGGGCTCGCTGGTGGAGGTCTTCGAAACGCGCGAGGGCATCCCACCTGCGGAAGTTGGCAAGCTGCGCGTAAGTCTCAAGGCTGATGTGGAGCCGCTTCAGCGGGCGCTCGGGCGGGTCATCAGCCACACCAGCGGCGTGCAAGAACTGGTTGCGGAAGCGCAGGCGCTGGGCATCGTCATCGGGGACGGCTGCACCTGCGGCGCGCCGGGCGGGCATCCCCACGAGCCGGACTGCGGCTGGTGGGAGGTTGAGGCAGGACGCAAAGCCTACGAGCGCAATTTAGAGGAACTTCAGATCGGTGACGGGACGGCGTGGGATCAATTGCCGCCCGCGACGCGCGAGCACTGGATCGGGCTAGCAACTGACAATCGGGAGGCACGCGCTGCCTACGACCGCGAGTCGGCCGGGTATCAGAACCGGACGAGCTGGGAAGAATTGCATCCCGAGGTGCGGCAACACTGGGTCGATATAGTGGTAGAGAAACGAGAAGCCAGACGCCGCGCGCTGGAGCCGCTGTGAGCACCGCGAACGGGCGGCCGGACATCCTCACCCGGTCGGGCCAGTATTTCGACTTCATCGAGCCGACGCTGTGGAACCTGGACGTCGAGGACATCGCCCACGGCTTGAGCCAGTGCTGCCGCTTCGTCGGGCAGTGTCGGTCGTTCTATTCGGTGGCCCAGCATTCGGTGTACGTGTCGCGGTGCGTGCCTGCGGCTGACGCGATGGCCGGGCTCTTCCACGATGCCGCCGAGGCGTTCCTGGGCGACGTGTCGCGACCGCTGAAGCGGCTGCTGCCCGACTACCGGGCGATAGAGCAGCGGGTGGAGCGGGCGCTCTTCGAGAAGCTGGGCGTGCCGTTTCCCCTGCCTGAATCGGTCAAGCGGGTCGACATGCAGATGCTGCGCGCCGAGCAGCTTGCACTGATGGCGCCGCACTCCGACGCATGGGAGTGCGACGACCACGAACTGCCGCTCGACCTGAACGGCGCCGCCATAGTCATCTGCAGCATTTCCCCCGAGCAGGCGTTCGACATGTTCATGACACGGTACGACGACCTGCGGGACGGGGCGACCTGATGGGCGAGAACAGCGGCATCGAGTGGACCGACCACACCTTCAATCCCTGGTGGGGCTGCGCGCGCGTCTCGCCGGCCTGCGACTTCTGCTACGCCCAGACGCTGGCGCACCGGCTCCTACCACACACCGATTACTGGGAGGTCGACGGGCCGCGCCGCGCGTTCGGCGCCGCTCACTGGCACGAGCCGATCCGGTGGCAGAAGAAAGCCGAGGTCGACGGCACCTTCCCCCGCGTGTTCTGCGCGAGCATGGCCGACGTGTTCGACAAGAACAGCCCACCAGGCGCGCGCGAGAAGCTGTGGGAGCTGATCCGGCAGACCCCGCGGCTACGGTGGCTGCTGCTGACGAAGCGCATCGGCAACGCCCCGTCGATGCTGCCGCCGGATTGGGACCGCGGCTATCCGAACGTGGCGATCGGCATCAGTGTCGTCACGCAAAAGGAGGTCGACCGCGACGTGCCTAAGCTCCTGGACATCCCCGCGTGGATCCGGACTCGGGGATATTGGGACGCCGTGGCTGCACTACCTGACGTTGAACCAGAACGGCGAGCCGTCGCATCCTCTGCGCCAGCGCGCCGACCTGAAGCCGACGCAGTGGGATCCGTGTCGTGAGAAATGGGACGATGGCAATGGTTTCGGCGCATAACGGTTCACGGGCAACGGGAGAGTGGCTCACCCCCGGCGCCGACATCAGCGACGCCAAGCACAATCACAAGTGCGGCGGCTGCAAAGCGACCGTGATCCTGGGCCGCGTGCGTGATGCCGTCGGCACGCTGAAGTGGCGCAACTTCGAGTCCGATCCGATCGAGCGCAACGGGCTCCGCTTCTACCGCAGGCACTTCTGCCCGCGCTGATTCTTGCGCGCGATGCAGGTTCGGGCTATCGTCGGCGCCATGCGTTCTGCCGCCATGAAAATCCGATCCACTACCACCGCCGACTTCGTCGTGTGCATGACGCACGCGCGATACCGTGCCTGGCGGAAACAGGTCGAGACGTTCAAGGCGATCGAGGGTGCGCGGGCCGTGCTGGAGCACGTGCCGGACGCCGCATGGGTCGAGCGCTTCGCCGTGAATGAGGACGCCTTTTCTGCTGTCGTGTCGGAGCTGGCGAAGGTCGCTGACTAGCACGCAGGGCGCACTGAATACATCGCAAGGGCGGTCTCTGTTGTGAAACCGAAAGGTACAGAGGAAACCGGCGCCGACCGGCCTGGCCTCCCTGAACACCGTCCGCCCCGGCTGGGGAGTTCCCCAGCCGGGTGTGGTCTACCTATCGGTCCGAGTGAAGATCAGCACGCGCATCCGCGATGCGTGCGGCGAGGTCATCCCAATCCGCATCCGTGACGGGTCCGGCCTTCAGCTTCTCAGCTACTAAGGCCATGTGTTCGTCGGTGGCGCGGCCAGCCTCAAGCGCATCGGCGACCGAGTAAAGCGAATCGCTGGCGCGCGTCTGGCCGGCGATCGACAGGCCCAGCGCAGCGGCGCGCATGGATACAACAGCAAGCAGAACAGGGTTCATGCTGGGCTCCTTTCGAGACGTTCAGCGTCGAAGAGAATGCGCTGCTCGATTCGAGACGTGGCGACCGATCCGCGCGCAGCTTTCACGGAACGGACAAGATCAGCGATGGCCAGCACCGCGCGGTTGACGGCGTCCTGCAGCTCCGCTTCAGACGCGGCCGACTGCGTCGCCAGGTAAGCATCGCGCAGCGGACGCAGCGCATCGATTACCGGACCGGCTGCGGTGTCGGCTGCTTGCATGGCGCTCACCAGCTCCGCACGCGTCGTCGGCCGCGCCTTCAGGTCGGCCGCCTCGCGCACCAGACTGGCGTAGTGCTCCGCCAGCACGAAGGCGTACTCGTCCGGGCTTTGCGCTTCCTTGTACGCCGCGCGCGTGCCGGTGCATCCCGACACGTAGGCGACCACCGGAACGGTGAAGGCAAGCAACAGCGCCAGCATCAAAGGATTAGCGACGCCGCCCTGCTTGGGGATTTTGCCGAGGGCCACCAGCCGCTTTTCTTCTTCCTTGGCGGTCTGCGTGAGATTGGGCGCGGGCTTGAACAAGCGCGTTACGACGGTCCACACGGCCACGCCGGCAGCGACACCGCCAAAGAGCGCCTCGACGGTCGTGCTCCAATCGACGTCGGTAGTGACGCCGACCAGCGCCAGGCCGGCGATGATGAGTTGAACGATCTGCTGGCGGATGATCGCCGACTTGTACCAGGGGAGAGTGGGGTCCATAGGTGGGCTCCTGTGAGGTTGATGGGCGGGGGCTTTATGCGCCGAGTTCGCGCACGGCGTCAAAGCCGGGGCAGGTCTTCAGCCATTCGGCGGGCGTGATCTTCCCGTCCCGGTTCGTGTCGGGCGACAGGTCGCGGTGGCCGCAGGTGCGGACGTTCGGGTAGAGCTTGCGCAGGAAGGCCATCAGCACCTTCGCGGTATCCCATTGCTGCGGCGTGAACTGGGTGGGCGCGTTGTGGAAGCTGCGGCCCATTTCATCGAGCCCACCGACCATGCAGATCCCCACGCTGCCGCCGTTGTGGCCGGCGACGTGGGCGCCGACCTGGTCGAGCGGGCGGCCGACTTCGAGGTCGCCGGCGCGCGTGATGACGAAGTGGTAGCCGATGCCGGCCCAGCCTTTCGCCAGATGCCATTCTTCGATCTGCTGCCGGCCGATATGGGCGCTCGGCTTCGTGGCGGAGCAATGCAAGACGATGAGGTCGGTGCGCGTTCGTGCTGTCATGGTGTTTTCCCCTTGCTAGAACCTGCATAACCCGCAAGAATCGGCGGGCACGGCAACATTATCACGGGGAGAATTTATGACCGAGACCGCACCACGCGACGTGGCGCAGGACGCGTACGCCATATCGACTGAGACGATGGGCCACGACATCCTCGCCGCGCTGCTGATCGAGCTGCGCCAGATGCCGGATAACTGGGCCCGGCTCAGTGAGGACATGCAGCAGAAGGCGATCGAGCGAATCAAAGACAAGGTGCGCGCGACGGTCGAAAAGTGCATCGCCATCCTGATGCGGGGCGAGTTCGCGGCGGTGCCTGCGGATCTGGAGTTCGTGAACTGCAAGAACGGGATCAGCGCCGGCCTGAAGATTCAGAAGGACGCGCTCTATCGCCACCAGCTCTTCGACGCGCAGGGGCAGAAAGTCCTGATCGTGCTGGCCAACGCCGACCGCTGGCTCACGCGCATGGACGAAATCAAAGCGAAGGGCAACCAGATCGACCTCTTCGACGGCGACTACGACCCCGCCGTGGATCAACCCGCCTACCGGCGCGACCGGGACCGCATGGCGCCGGGCTCGCCCACCTGGGCCGACCTGAAGAAGTCCCTGACCGCTCCGCCGCCGGACGGTGAGACGAAACCGCCGGAAAGTGAAACGAAGGGCGCAGAGGATGGAACGATCCTGCCCGCCGACGAGACGCCGGGCGAGATAATCTTCGGGACCGCCGCCACCGAAGAGCAGGAACGCACCGCCACCCTGCGCAGCCTGCAGGAACAGCTTGCAAGCATTGGCGTGGGCATATCGCTGGGCGCGTTGCAGGCATTCACGGCGGAACAGATCGCGGCTACGACGGGCTGGGCTGCGGCGTATGCAGCCGACCCCGTTTCGTGCAAGATCGCTCGGCCGCTGTGGCTGCCCATACCTGAACAGAAAGGGGACGAACAATGAAGATCCACAACCGAGTGGCGGCCCTTGCGCTGCTGTGTTTGCTCCCGCTCGCCTGGGTGCAGGCGCAGACCCTGACGTTCACCGCGGAGACCGTCACCGGCGCCGGCAGTGTCGTGCCCAAGCTCACCTGGGCCACTACGCCGGCAGCGACAGGCTGCACGGCATCAGGTGACACGGCATGGACGGGCGCGAAGGCGGCGAGCGGCACGGCCACGTTGGCCGCCATCACGGCTTCCAAGACGTACAACCTCACCTGCACATGGCCGGCGGGTAACACGGCCACGCTGAAGTGGGTGCCGCCGACGTTGAACACGGATGGCACGCCGTACACCGACCCGAAGGGCTTCAGCGTCCACTGGGGAACCGCTGCGGCGTCATTGACGCAGACGAAGGCGGTGAACACGCCGGCCGCGACGACTGACACCATTACCGGACTCGCCGCGGGCACGTGGTTCTTCTGCGTGAAGGCCATCAACGCGGCCGACGTTGCCTCGGCGTGCTCCAACACGGCCAGCAAGGCCCTCGTCGCAGGCACGGCGAACCGGACGGTGGGGATCGTCGTGAACCCGCTGCCCAATGCGCCGACCGGCTTAACCGTCGAGTGAGGCAACGTGCAGCCGCACGAAGTCTCGATCGCCATTGCGGTGGCGTCGCTGATCGTCATCCCGACACTTATCGCGGTCGGCAAGCGTTTGGTCTCCATGTGGAGAGAGTCGCGCCACGCGCGCCTCGTCAAGCTCTTCGTGCCACGGGAGGAAATGGACGTGCAGTTCGACACTTTGAGCAAGACGCAGGACAGGCAGCACGCGGAGAACCGCGACTTTCTGGACACCATCCGCAGGGAAGCGCACATGCGCGAAGGGAAGATCCTCGCGAGCATTGAGGGCGTGAGCAATCAGCACCGCGAAGAGTCCCGACGCCTGGGCACCGACGTGGCGCGCGTAGGCACGCGCGTCGACACGCTCTTCGAGCGTCTGGCAGAGGCCAAGCGCCAATGAGCTGCAGCCCCGCCACCGATCTAACCGGGCTCACTGCTGCGGTGTTCCTGGACCGCCACGGGCGCTTTGCGAAGCATCCCGACGACGTCGAGCTGGTGCGCTTGTACTACGGCGCCACCAGCGCCGACATGACCGTCGCCGACTTCAATCTGTTGAGCGAGGCGGACAAGCTCACGATCCAGGAAAGCGGCTCGGGCGCTGGGCTGATCGTCACCGAAGGGAAGAGCAACGCGTGATCGTCGTCGGCATAGACCCAGGCACAGTTACGGGATTCGCTACGTGGAGCACGCAACTGCGCGTCCTTCAGCGCGTCGAGTCCATGCCCATCCATCGAGCGATGGACGAAATCAGGAAGCTACGCGCGTCGATCGATGAGGGGTGCGCGATGGCGCATTGCGGGTATCTGGTGATCTTCGAAGATGCGCGCACCATGCGGCTCGGCGGCGGCGAGACCTTCGGGCAGAAGTCGAGGCTGCAGGGCGTCGGCAGCGTCAAGCGCGATTCGTCGATCTGGGAAGACTTCCTCGAGGACGTGGGCATTCCCTACCAAGCGAAGAAGTGGTGCGCAGGCACGACCAAGTGGGACGCCGCGCGCTTCAAGCGCGACACCGGCTGGCTACCTCAGACCAACAACCACGGGCGCGACGCGGGTGTTCTGGTTTATGGATTGAACGTGCCGATGGCGATGGGCATTGTAGCGGCATGGGAGCAACGCAACACGCGCGGGACTTTGCCATCCTCAAGGAAGGGGCTGCCCAGTGCTGGGATACCCGCACGTCGATCTACGACTGCCGCAGGCGCATAGCCGACCCCGCGCTGGCTGCACGCATCGAGGTGCTGGAGGTCGAGCTGGCGGAGATAGCTGAAGCGCTCGACCAATATGCCAACACGTCCACCAGTGCATCGGCCAGCGGGTAGCAGGCGGGCAGCGGTCCAGCTCCAACAACGGTACGCACGTACACCCGAGCGCCAGGCGAGGCAATCCCTCTACGACTGGCAGTGGCGCAAGTACAGCAAGGCCAGGCTCACCGAGCACCCGTACTGTGCCCGCTGCTATAGGCTGGGGCGCATACGCTTGGCTGTGGTGACGGATCACATCACCCCACACAAGGGGAGCCCCGTGCTCTTCCGCGATCCTCAGAACCACCAATCACTGTGCAAGCGTTGCCACGATCGCAAGACGAGGCTCGAGGATGGCGGCTTTGGCAGCAGTGCAACCTCTAGCGCAAAACCTGCGCCGCGTGCATCATCGTCAAGCACGGCAACGAACAAGGTCAAACCATGAAGCACCTCACACTCGACGCGCGTGCTGCTGGTCCGTCTGTGACCTGCATCACGCGCAGCCCTCGCCCCACCACGCAGAAATGTGACGCACCTCTCATGGCTGGGCATGGCGGGGGGGGAGGGGGGTCCGAAAGTCCGGAGCCTTCACCGCCGCGAGCGTCGCCCCAGTCGAAAAAAGCCGCACGCGAAATTGGACCAAGGGGGGTCGAATCGTTGTGGGGGCCGGGGTGGGTTCGTTTCGGTCCGCTGCTTATGCGCCCCGAAACCCTGCGCCGCGCGCTGAAAACTTTTGCGCGCGACCTGTCGAAAGGCATCAAAGAAATTGCGGACGCCGGGCGATGACGCCGGGCCGCATTCAATTCGCGACGCGCGCGCTCGGTGCGCCCGCTAACTGGAACCCGGAGAAGCAAGGCGAGTGCGACAGCCTGCAAATTCGCGACCGCGACGGCACGATGGAGTCGGCGTGGTATCCGACGCCTGATGAACTCGCCGCCATTATGGCCGGACGCCCCGTCATCCTGACCGTGTGGGGGACTGGCCACCCGCCCGTATCGCTGAATGTGCAACCGCAGTCCGCCGACCAGTGGTGCCCGTTCCACGAACGCTTCGAGAATTCGGCCGAGTGGATGGCTTGCGATGATGAATTGCACCGCCAGGCGACGGAGCAAGACACATGAAGTGGCCCGCGGCAACAGTCGAAATCTGGCCGATCGACACCCTCAAGCCCCGGAAGAAGAACCCCCGCACGCACTCCGAAGCGCAGGTCGAACAGATCGCGGCGTCGATGCGCGAGTGGGGGTGGACGAATCCGATCCTTGCGGAAGAAGACGGGACGATCATCGCCGGCCACGGGCGGCTGCTGGGCGGCAAAAAGAACGGATACCAGGAAGCGCCGGTCATCGTGGCGCGCGACTGGAGTCCGGAACAGGTCCGCGCCTACGTGATCGCGGACAACAAGCTGGCGCTCAATGCCGGGTGGGACGAGGAACTACTGGTCGCGGAGCTTGAAGCCTTGAGCGCAGCCGACTTTCAAATGGAGCTGATCGGATTCAGCGAGGAAGAGCTGCTGGCCCTGAGTGCGGATCCCGAGCCCGAGCCGGACAACGACGGGCGCGACACCGTCCCCGAGCGCCAGGCAATCGCCATCACGGCGGTCGGAGAGGTGTGGATCTGCGGGCGGCACCGGATCATGTGCGGGGATTCGACGATCGCCGACCAGGTCGCGATCCTGATGAACAGCGAAAAGGCGCGGCTGATGCACGCCGACCCGCCCTATGGCATGGGCAAAGAGGCGGACGGCGTCACGAACGACAACCTCTACGGGGACAAACTCGACCGTTTTCAGATGGCATGGTGGGCCGCGTGGCGCCCGTTCCTGGAGGCGAATGCGTCCGCGTACATCTGGGGCAACGCGCCGGACCTGTGGCGGCTGTGGTATCGACGCGGGAGCCCCTACAAGGCCGATGAAAAGACCGCGGCCGGCATCGGCGGTCTGGAGCAATCCGAAGCGCTGACGCTGCGCAATGAAATCGTGTGGGACAAGAAGTCGATCGCGGGCATGGCGAGCGAAGACCTCACGCAGTTTCCCGAGGCGTCCGAGCGCTGCCTGTTCTTCCAGATTGGGAAGCACGTCCTGCTGGTGAACCAGACGAAGGACGATTATTGGGAGGGCTGGGAGCCGATCCGGCGGTGGCTGTGCGAAGAGCGCGACCGCGCCGGCATGAAGCCGGGCGACGTCAAGCGCATCTGCGAAAATCACATGTACGGGCACTGGTTCGGCAAGTCGCAATGGGTCTTCATCACCCGCGAGAACTACGAAAAGTTGCAGCGCGCCGCCGCCGGCCGCGCCTTCACCCGCGCCTATGAGGACTTGCAGCGCGAGTATCGAACTGCCGCCGGCGTCTTCAACGGCGAGGTGAAGGATCCGCGCGTGGCGGAATTCAGGCAGGCGCGGCCCTTCTTCGATAACGCGCACTCGATCATGCGCGACGTGTGGGAATTCTCGCGCGTCACCGGCGAGGAACGCTTCGAGCATGCGACGCCGAAGCCCGTGGACATGGTCGAGCGCATCATGCGCAGCAGCGCCAGGGAAAACGAACTGGCCGTCGAGCCGTTCATCGGCACCGGGTCCACGCTGATCGGCGCGCACAAATGCCAGCGGCGGTGCTTCGGGATGGAGATAGAACCGCGCTGGGTGGACGTGACGGTGCGGCGGTGGCAGTCCTACAGCGGGCTGGAAGCGACCCTCGAGGGGGACGGGCGGACGTTTGCGGAAATAGAAAATGAAAGGCAGAAAGCCAAAGCCGTCCTATCTGCGGGTGCTTGATGGCAACGCCGGCAAGCGGCCGATCAACGCCGAAGAACCCCAGCCCGTCGGGGAGCTGGAAGCGCACGCGCCGCCGTTATGGTTGAGCGATGCGCAGAAAGACGGGTGGCGCTACGCGATGCGGCACGCGCCGCTGGGCATGCTCAAGCGGCTCGACCAGTCGATCCTGACCGTGTGGGTCGTGGCCGAAGAGCGCCACCAGGACGCCGCGCAACGGGTGTCGAAGATGGGGTCGCTGCTGAAGGGGAAGTCGGGGACGCCGTACCAGAATCCCTATCTGGCGATCATGAACAAGCAGGCGCAAATCATGATGAAGTCGGCCGCCGAGCTGGGCTTCACACCGTCGAGCCGTAGCCGTGTCAAGGTCGAACCTCCGAAGCCCGGCGAGGGCAATCCGTTCGCCGACCTCAAAGAACTCACCGACGACTGACTACGTTTCGATTGCGATTGCCTACGCGGAAACCGTCCTCGACGACCGCCGCGGCGCATGGACCGGCCGGCTGCTGCGGCTTGCCTGCCGGCGCTTCCTGCGCGACCTGAACCGCTCGCTGCTCAAGCGTCCGCCGTTCGTCTTCAGCGCCACCAAAGCCAACGCGCACTGCCGGTTCATCGAGCAATTGCCGCACGTCGAGGGCGAGTGGGAGACGGAAAACATCGTCCTGCAGCCCGCGCAGATCTTCTTCGTGGCGCAGCTCTTCGGCTTTCGCAAGCACGACGGCACCCGCCGCTACACCGAAGTGGTGTACGCCACGGCCCGCAAGAACGCGAAGACCACGCTCGCCGCCGCCATCCTGCTGTCGTGCTACTGCCTGGAGCGGGAGAACGGCGCGCAGGTCATCAGCGCGGCGACGACGGGGAGCCAGGCGCGCATCGTCTGGCGGATCGCGAAGACCATGATCGACAAGCGCCCCGACCTGCGGCACACGTTCGACCTGGAGGCGTTCTCGAATTCGATCGCGCGTTACGACACCGCGTCGACCTTCAAGCCGATCAACAGCAAGGCCAGCACGCAGGACGGTCTGAACCCCTCGCACGTCAACCTGGACGAAGTGCATGCCCACAAGAATAGCGACCTGCTGAACGTGCTGCGCTCCGCCGCCGGCGCGCGGCGCCAGCCGCTGTGGCTGTACACGACGACCGAGGGGTACGAGAGCCCCGGTCCGTGGCCCGAGCTGCGCGAGTTCGCGAAGCGGGTGCTCGAAGCGGTCGTCGTGGCGGACCATTTCCTGTGCGTGCTGTGGATGCTCGATGACGACGACGACGAACTGGACGAGAGCAAGTGGCCGAAGGCGAACCCGCTGATCTACGTCAACCCGATCATCCACGACGAAATGCGCAAGCTGGCCGTCAACGCGGCGAACATGCCCAGCGCGCGCGCCGAGTTCCGGATCAAGCGGTGCAACCTGCCGGCAGCGTCGGCACGCTCCTGGGTCAACCTGCGAAAGTGGAACCGCTGCGCCGGCGCCGTCGACCTGGACCGGCTGATCGGCGCGCCCTGCTGGGCGGCGTTCGACTTGGCCAACACGATGGACATGAACGCGTGGCGCCTGCTGTGGCTGCTGGATTCGCAGTGGTACACGTGGGGTCGCTACTGGGTGCCGGGTGAGCAGGTCAAGCAGCGCACCGAAACGAACCGCGTGAGCTACGCGGGCTGGGTGGAAGCCGGGCTGCTCACCGCGATGGACGGCGATATCACCGACTACGACCGGGTCCAGGCGGACATCCTCGCCGACTGCGCCCGATTCGCGCCGCGCAAAATCGGTTACGATCCGTGGAATGCGGCGAGTCTGGTCAACAACCTGACCGCCGAAGGTCTGCCGCTGGAGCTATTTGTGCAGGGGTACAAGAGCTACAACCCGGCGATGAAGGAATGCGAGCGGGCGTATATGTCCGGGGCGCTGCATCATGGGGGCGACCCGATCCTGCGGTGGAACGTCGCCAACGTGGTCCCGAGCTACGACATGAACATGAGCATCAAGCCCGACCGCAAGCGCAGCGCCGACAAGATCGACGGGGCGTGCGCCCTCTTCATGGCGTTCGGGCTGGCCGTGTCCGAACAGGACGAGGGCGACGCGGCCGGGTTCTTCGCAGCGCCCGTGCGAAGTGGCGGATCATCGAGGGCGGCGCAGTGACATTGATCCCGCCGCGGCTGACCGCCGCAGAAGCCCGCCAGGTGCAGCGCGCCGGCTACCTAGTCAATCCGCGCCACGCGCGCAGCATCTTCGGCTCGATGTTCTCCTGGTTCCCGTCGGTGCGCTTCGGCCGCACGACGTTCTGGCCGGTGTCTGGCAGCTCGAAACCGCCGGTGAATGCGGTCGAATCGAACGCCGGGCAGACCGTCACCCCCGCCAGCGCCCTGTGCATTTCCGCGTTCTGGGCGTGCGTATGGCTCAACGCGCGCACGCTGGCGTCGCTGCCGCTGGAGCTGAAGCGCTACGCCGCGAATGGGGCCAAGGGCGTCGATGAGACGATGGACCCGTTGTTTGACGTGCTGCGCTGGCGGCCGAACCAGAACATGAATGCGTACAATTTCTGGACCGCCATGTGGGCGTCCGAAATGGTCTGGGGTGCGGGCTTCGCGCGCAAGCGAGTCAACGCCGGCAAGGTGATCGCGCTGGAGTTCCTGCTGCCGCAGTACATGACCGTCTACCAGGCCAAGCTGAACGGGCCGCTGCGGTTTCGCTACGACGACCCGATGGACCCGCAGGACTTCGCCGCCGACGAAATCTTCTACCTGTACACGCGCAGCCTGGACGGGCTGACCGGGTGCAGCGTCATCGAGTTCGCGCGGCATTCGCTGGGGCTGGCGCAAGCGGGCGAGCTGGCCGCGTCGAAGACCTTCCGCAAGGGCTTGAACGCCAGCGGCTTCATCAAGGTGGACAAGTTCCTGCGTCCTGAACAGCGCGAGGAATTCCGGACCAGCATCGAAGAGTTTAGCGGCGACGGTCCGAAGGGCGGCGGCACGATGGTCCTGGAGGGCGGGACCAGCTACACGCAATTGAGCATGAAGCCGCAGGACGCCGAGCTGCTGGCGTCGCGGCAGTTCAGCGTCGAGGACGTGTGCCGCTGGCTCAACACGCCGCCCATCCTGATCGGCCATAGCAGCCAGGGGCAGACGATGTGGGGCTCGGGCATCGAGCAAATCTTCGCCGGCTGGACCCGTCTTTCGCTGCGCCCCTACACGACCACGTGCGGGCAGACGATCCGGTTCGCGCTGATCGCGCCGGCCGATCGGAACGAGCTGTACGCAGAGTACGATCTGGACGATCTGCTGGCCGCCGACAGCCAGGCGCGCGCGGTGCTGTACAGCACGCTCGCCCAGAACGGCATCAAGACGCGCGATGAGCTGCGCGAGAAGGAAGGGCTGGGTCCGATGCCGGGCGGTGGCGTGCTAACCGTGCAATCGAACCTGGTGCCGCTCGACCAATTGGGCAAGGTCGACGCCGCCGGCGCCACGACCGGGAACGCCGCCGCGCAAAAACTGCGTAACGCTCTGTTAGAGTTGCTCTCGATCGACCAGCCAGACGCGAAGCCCGAGGGCAAGACATGAACCGCAAGCACCGCACGTTCCCCTTCCACGTGAAGGAAGTGAAGGACACCGGAGAGTTCAGCGGCTACGCGTCGGTCTTCGACAAGATCGACTGGTACGGCGACGTCGTGCGCCGCGGCGCGTTCGCGAAGACGATCGCGGAGTGGAAGGCGAAGGGCAAGCTGCCGCCGCTGCTGTGGCAGCACAACAGCGCCATGCCGATCGGTCCGCACCTGGACATGTACGAGGACGAGAAAGGGCTCTTCGTCGTGGGCAAGCTGCTGGTCGACGCGATCGAAAAGGCGCGCGAAGCCTACGCGCTGCTGAAGGCCAACGTCATCAGCGGCATGTCGATCGGCTTCGACATCCCCGACGGCGGCATGGAGTACGACGGCAAGACGAACGTCTGGAACCTCAACGAGCTGGACCTGTGGGAAAACTCGCTGGTCACGTTCCCGGCGAACGAAGGCGCGCAGGTGGAGGAAGTGAAATCCATTCTGGCCGCTGGTAAGCTCCCCGCCCCATCCGATTTTGAGGGGTTCCTGCGAGACGCAGGATTCTCCCGAAAGCAGGCGAAGCACATCGCCGCCTGCGGATACACGAGCCTGCGAGACGCTGGCTTGCCTCTGCGAGAAGCCGAGGACGAAAAGGCGATCGACCTGTCCGAACTACTCGACTACGTAAAGAGGTATGGCACATGAGCGGCACCCCAAGCGAAGAGCTGCAGCGCCAGGTAAAGGAAATCCTGGATGGCATGAAGAAGCGAGACGGCGACCTGGACGCCGTGCTGAAGAAGACCGGCGAGGACGTCGCTGCCTTCGGCAAAATTCAGGAAGGCACGAAGGATGCGGTCGCCGACCTGACGAAGAAGGGCCAGGAGCTGCACGGCCGGCTGCACGATCTGGAACAGAAGATGACGACCATCAGCGCCACGCCAGCGCGCGAGCTGTCGATCGGTGAGCAGGTCGTAGGCGATGCGAAGTTCAAGGAATTCGCAGCCACGGTCCGTGGTTCGAAGATCAAGGGCAACTTCCGCCACGAGGTCAAGACGATCACCAGCATCAGCGGCAGCGCCGGCCAGGGTATCTGGAGCACGCGCCTGCCGGGCGTGATCGAAGAGCCGCTGCGTCCGCTGTCGATACGGGACTTGCTGGACACGGGCACGACCGACAGCAACCTGATCGAGTGGGTGAAGGAAAATGTGTACACGAACGCCGCGGACGTGGTGAGCGAGGGCGCACTCAAGCCCGAGTCGAACATCACCTACGAACGGGTCGACGTGCCGGTTCGCACGATCGCGCACTGGATTCGTGCGTCGAAACAGGTGCTGGCGGACTTCAAGCAGTTGCAGACGCTGATCAATGGCCGGCTGCGCTGGGGGCTCAAGATCAAGGAAGAAGACCAGCTCCTGTACGGGGACGGCACGGGCGAGAACCTTCTCGGCCTGGTGCCGCAGGCGACCGCCTATAACACGGCGCTGAATCGCCCCGGCGACACGCAGATCGACACCATCCGCCACGCGATCTTGCAGGTGCGGCTGGCGTTCTATCCGGCGTCCGGCATCGTCACCAGCCCGACCGACTGGCACAACATCGAGCTGACGAAGGACAACGAGAATCGCTACATGATGGCTAGCCCGACGTCCCGCACGCCGCCGATGCTGTGGGGTTTGCCGGTCGTGGAGTCCGACGGTACGAGCCTGGGTGAGTTCCTGGTCGGTGCCTTCCGCATGGCCGCCACGCTCTTCGATCGCGAAGAGGCGGCGATCCTGTTGAGCACGGAAGACCAGGACAACTTTGTCCGCAACCTGGTGACGATCTTGGCCGAAGAGCGGCTCGCGCTGGCCGTGTCGCGCCCTCGCGCGTTCGTGCATGGCGGCTTCCCGGCCGGCTCGACCACCTGATAGGCTGATCCCCCCGTTCACCGAGGGGGATATCGGCGAGAAGGGCCCGGCGTGCTAACGTGCGCCGGGCCTTTTTACTTTGAAGGGGACGTCGATGCCGACTGTCAAAGCGCTGAAGAGTTTCCGCGGCCGGTACGGGATGATCCGTGCGGGCAGCATCTTCAATTGCGAGCCGGGCTACGCGGAGTCGCTACGCAAGAACAAGCTGATCGAGGTCATCGATGGCGCCGCGGATGAGAAGCGCCAGGAACCGGGGCCCGAGGCGAACCGCAAGAAACCTGATCCACCGGGGCGCGCGGGAAAAGACCAGCCCGGCGAACAGGGGGAACGTCGGGACGCTACGGTGCCCCCACTGGCCGGTGGGCTGGCGCTCACGTCTGCATCATTGCGAGCGGACCTAGCCTCACGAAAGACGACGTCGACCAAGTCCGCCGCTGGCGCGAAGAAGGCGAAGCCGGTGCCGGCCAAGGGGAAAAAGAAAACCTCGAGTACTCGCGCGAGCGCCCCCCCGCCCCCCGCCACGTAATCGTCGTCAACACGACGTACGAGGCGGCGCCGTGGGCGGATGTGCTGTACGCCTGCGACGTGACCTGGTGGCGTCACCATTTCCCCCGAGTCGCCACCGGCTTCGGGGGCGAGCTGTGGACGGTCAGTGAGGTCGCGCGCGACCAGTTCGGGCTGGCGTGGGTGTTCGGCACGGATTACGCAGGACTCTCCGCTGCATCGGACTACATCCACACCGGGCGGAACAGCGGATACCAGGCGATCAGCCTCGCTTACCTTTTCGGTGCCGTGCGCGTCGTGCTCCTGGGCTTCGACTTCATGATCGGTCCGCGCGGTGAGCGGCACTGGCACGGCAACCATCCGAAGGGGCTGGGCAACGGTGGCGAGAGTCGCTACCGATCGTGGGTGCATGCGATGGACGTGCTGGCCGTCGATCTGAAGCGCACATCCTGCAAAGTGTTGAATGCCAGCCGGCGAACTGCGCTACGATCCTTCCAGCGCGTCACGCTGGAAACCGCACTCAATGAAAGACAACAAACCGCCGGTACTGCATGAGCGATCCGGGCTCTGGTTTCCCGAATGCACGGCGCGCGTGGATGCCGAATACGACTACATGCTCAAGCGGGTGACGGACGTCGATCTGGCGGTGAAGGTCTGCCGCAAGCGGCGAGTGGCGGTGCAGGCGGGCGGCAACGTGGGGATGTGGCCGCTGCGCATCGCGAAGTTCTTCCCGATCGTCCACACATTCGAGGCGGTCCCCTACTACGTTGATGCCCTGCGCCGAAACGTCAGCCACGTGCCGGGGATCACGGTCCACGCCGGGCTGCTATCGTCCAGCGTCGGCATTGCGGTGCCGTTCAGTGAGCGAGCGGACGGGCGATCGAGAGCTGTCCCGGAAGGCGAGGCGAACGCCACGCCCATTGCCACGACGATCGATGCGCTAGAGCTGCCGACCTGCGACGCGCTATTTCTCGACGTTGAAGGGCATGAAATGCACGCGCTGGAAGGCGCGCGGCGAACGATCGAACGCTGCAGGCCGGTCATCACGATCGAAGTCTGGGAGAAGGACGCAGCGGAGCGGGATCGGTTCTTCCTTGGGCTGAAATATGTGCTGTCCGCCAAGGTTCACGCCGACCGCATCTACGTGCCCACCGGCGGGAAATCATGAAAATAAACGTCCTCTCTGAAGCGGAGACGCTTGCTTCCTGCCACGACTTCAGCATCGCGCGCTTCGGCGACGGTGAGCTGCGCCTTGCGATCGGTGGGGGCTGTAGCAGCCAGCAGGCCGAGAAGGGTCTGGCGCGCGAGTTGACCGACATCATGCACACCTACCGTGGGTTCCTGGTGGGCGTGCCCAACTTCGAGAAATCCCCACGCGCAAAGAGCTGGGCCAAGTATGCGGAGGGGCAGTTTGCGTCGCTCTACAAGCAGGATCTGTACGCCTCAAGTCTGATCACTCGTCCCGACAGCGCTCCCTGGATCGACACCCCGGAGTATTGGCAGAACGTGCGGAATCTGTGGGCGGGAAAGGACGTGGTGCTGGTGGCTGGCGACCGGAAATCGATCACACCGGAAATGCTGACCGGAGCAAGCAGCGTGCGCCTGGTCGAAGGTCCACGGCAGCACGCCTACAGTCAAATCGACCGCATCGAATCGGAAATAGGCACGCCGACCGGACTGGTCATCATGTGCCTGGGTGCCGCAGCGACCGTACTGGCCGCGCGGTTGGATGCAAAGGGCGTGCATGCGCTCGATCTGGGCCACATGGGGATGTTCATGAAACACGCCGGCGCCTATGCCTACGCTTCGGACGATCTGACCTCGCCAGACTACAAGCGGCAATTGCAGAAGAAGCACGCCGGCATGAAGTGGGGCAGATCAGGCAACAGCCACGCCGACACCGTGATCGACTTTGCGGCGGCGATGAAGGCAACAAGCGTGCTCGACTATGGGTGCGGGCGTGGGACGCTGAAGGCGGCGGTGCCGAAGCTGAAGGTGCTCGAGTACGACCCCGGCATCCCCGGCAAGGATGATCTGCCGAAGCCGGCGGACATCGTCGTGTCGACGGACGTGCTGGAGCACATCGAGCCGGACAAGGTCAACCGGGTGCTGCGGCACCAGTACCAGTTAGCGAGAAAGGGTGGATTCTTCGTGATCGCGCTGAGTGCTTCGCGCGAAGTTCTTCCCGATGGACGCAACGCCCACCTGCTGATCCAGTCGCCGGACTGGTGGCTGGAGAAGTTGAAGGAAAGCGGGTGGCAGATCATGCGCCATGAGCTGCGAAAAGGTCTTTACGTGTGGTGTTCTAAAACGATCTGAACCGGAGAGCGAAGCTATGGGCATAGTTGCGAAATCGATCCGCGTGGCCGTCGATGAATCGACGGAGGTGCAGGTTTGCGCGGCGAATCGATCACGGGTCGGGCTGGTGCTGCGTGCCGTTGACGGCAATGCCTTTCTGGGCGGCCCGGACTTCGACCATTCGACGTTGAACGGGATGCGGCTGCTGGAGGGCGAGCGGCACCAGGTCGAAGGGCCCAGCGCAGAGGCCGAGCTGAAGGGGTGCTCGGGCATCGTTGGAACCATCCAGCTCGAAGGACTCGAATTCATCGTCGAGCCTTGATCTATGGACTTTCGGATGCGGGTCGACGACGAACACTTCGAATACCTACGGCTGCAGAAGGGCAGCCTCGACCCCTACGCCGGCGACCGCGTGGACTGGCACCGGCGCTATGAGGAAAGCCTGCGCGAGACGTTCGACCAGATCGCGCCGCACCTGCCGCCGACCTGCTGGGGCATGCTCGACATCGGCAGTGGGCTGGGCGGGATCGACGTGCTGATCGGGCGCCACTACTGCGAGCCGCGGCTGGGCGCCGACGTTACGACCGTGGAGGATGCCGACCCCATCTTTCTGCGCCGCCCTGCGCAGCCGTGGCCCTACACGCATCTGCTCGACGGGATCGACGATCGCCCCGTCATGAAGCTGCACCGCGAGACCTTCAACGACATGCGGGTGGCTAAGGATTTTCAGGTTAAGAACGGGATGCCGGCGGAGCGCTTCGGGTTCTTCGGCACGCGCGATCAGTTCTACTCGCGCCCCTACGATCTGGTCGTGAGCTTCGGGAGCTGGTGCTTCCACTACTCACCGGACAAGTATTTGCAGCCGCTGCTGTCCGGCGGCGGGCTGCACCTGGAGTCGGTCATCATCATCGACGTGCGCAAGGGCAAGCCGGATTACGAGCGGACGCTGTCGCGCGCCCTGGAATGCGTGGCGGTCATCGATCGGCAAAAGAAATACACGCGCGCCGTATTCAGGCGCCGCCAGTGACGGGCGGCGACATGACGATCATCGGCGGCGGCTGGTCTGTCCTGAACGTGGCGCTCGATGTGCTATGCGGGACGGTGATCGCCGTCAACGACGCGGCCATTCTGGCGCCGCGCTGGGATCATGCGTTGAGCATGGACCGCAAGTGGGCAGAGGGCCGGATCGACCAGGTCGTGCTGCGCAGCTCGGAAACCGATCCGCCGCGGAAAGTGTGGATCCGGCGCAGCGCGCTCCAAAATCTGACGGGCTACGTGAAGGACTGGCCGTGGGTGCAGTCGTTCGAATGCGATCACGAGACGTCGATCTTCAGCACGAAACACGGCCACCTCAATGGGACCAATTCGGGCGCCTGCGCGCTGAACCTTGCGTGGCAACTGCGACCGAATCGGCTTTTTCTGCTGGGATTCGACATGAACCGCGACGACCACGGGCGGGCGTACTGGTATCCCTCCTACCCCTGGACCAATGGTGCCGGCAGCACCAGCGACGGCAAGTACGCGGGCTGGGCCAAGCAGTTCAAGACGGCGTCCAGCGCCTTCGCGCGCATCGGCTGCCAGGTGTTCAACGTGAGTCCGGGGTCCGCGATCGATGCTTTTCCGAAAATCAGCCCAGCCCAATTTCTGAAGGAGTGCCGGTGACGCCGTTTACGCTGGTGATGGCCTATTACGAGAACGCGGGCATGTTGCTGGCGCAGATGAAGCGCTGGTGCGAGCTGCCCGCGGACATCCGCGAGGGCTTGAGCGTCGTCGTCATCGATGACGGCAGCCCGGTACGCCCTGCGCTGGAGGTCTGCACGCCGCTGCGCCTCACCGCGCTTCGCTCGAACCTGGAAGACTTCCAGCTCTGGCGCATGGGGGTCGATGTGCGCTGGAATCAGGACGCGTGCCGCAACGTGGGCGTGCGCGAGGCGAAAACCTCCTGGGTGCTGCTAACCGACATGGATCACGTCGTACCCGTTCAGACGTGGCAGCGGCTGATGAAGCTGCCGCTGAAAAAGTCGCGGGTCTATCGGTTCGGGCGGGTGTCGGCGCCGGCGTTGGACCCCTACAAGTCGCACCCGAATTCGTGGGCGCTCACGCGCAACGTGTACTGGCAGATTGGCGGCTACGATGAGGCGCTGGCGGGCAACTACGGCACCGACGGTGACTTCCTCAACCGAGCGCGCCGCGAGGCGGACCTGATCGAGCTGTCGGAGGTGCTGGTCCGCTACCCGCGGGAGGTCGTACCCGATGCCAGCACGACGACGCTGGAGCGCAAGCGCCCCGAAGATCGGGAGAACGTCAACCGCATCTGCAAAGCGCGCGCAGCCGATCCGGACTGGAAGCCGCTGCACTTTTCGTTCCCCTGCGAGCGCCTTGTGTGAGGGAGTTCGTCACTTTCAAGTGGCGCGCGCCTCAGAATTACCGCAGCAAGTTCGGCCCTGAGACGGTCAACACGCTGTGGTCGATGCTCGGTCGCCATCATGACGGGCCGTGCCGTCTCACCTGCATCACGGACGATTCGGCGGGCATTTCCAGCGAGGTCCGCGTGCTGCCGCTGTGGGACGATTACAGCAAGCTGCCGAGCCCACACGGCCACGGCTACCCGTCGTGCTATCGGCGGCTGAAGTTGTTCAGCGAGGAAGCCGCCGACATCATCGGCCCGCGGTTCGTGGTGCTGGATCTGGACGTGGTGATCTGCCGGAAGATCAACCCGCTGTTTGAGGGGGACGAGGACTTCAAAATCTGGGGGGACACTGCGAAGGGCACCCCGTACAACGGCAGCCTGTGGATGCTACGCGCGGGCGCGCGGCGGCATGTGTGGGACACCTTCGACCCCATAGAGTCGCCGAAGAAGTCGCTGAAGCTGGGCTACATCGGCAGCGATCAGGGATGGATCGGCGCCGCGCTGGGCCCGCACGAGCCGAAGTGGAGCACGCGCGACGGGGTATACTCGTATCGCAACCACATTCAGCGCACGGGCTATTTGTTGCCCGAGAACGCGCGGATCGTTATTTTCCACGGGGCCGTCGATCCGTGGGGCATGCAGGCAAAGCGGCTAGGCTGGGTCTCGAAACATTACAGGTGACGCCGTGTCCTCCTACGTCGATCTTGCCGAGGCGAAGGGCTTCCTCAACGTCTACTACGACGAGAAGGACACCGAAATCCAGATGATGATCGACGCGGCGGAAGCCCACGTCGCCACCTGGTTGAACCGGCCGCTGTCCGAGCTGCTGATCGAAGGCAGCGACAGCCCGCCGCCGGATTCGCCGGGCGTTGCGGAGCTGCAGCCGGACGTGAAGCTGGGCGTGCTCATGTACGTGAACGACTTCTGGCAAAACCGCGAAATCACGGTGACGGGCACCATCGTCGCCAACAACCCGACGGCCGATCGCATCCTTCACTTGCACCGCAAGTGCCTGGGGGTCTGATGGCGTGCGGGACTTGCGCAAAGGTCCGGGCTATTCTGCCGGCGACAGTGCGGGAGCGGCTGGAACAGATCGAGCGGGACCGCGACGCGAGGCGCGCGAAAAATGCAGAGCGGAAAGTTCGTACACCTGATCAGCATCGAGGCACCCGCCCGGCCACAAGACAGCGGGGGTGACTTCGCCGAGACCTGGGCCGCGGTGCCGGGCTTCGCGCGCATCATGGGCGAAGTGCTCCCCGATCGGGCCAGCGAGTATTTCGCCGCAAAGCAGATCGTCGCCACACAAAACGCGCTGATTCGGCTGTACTACCAGCCCGGCATCGACGCGACCATGCGCGTCGTTCACCACGTCCGACCCGGCCAGGATGAGTATTGGGACATCAACGGCGCCGTGCCCTTCCAGCATCGGCAGCGCGAGCTGCGGCTGTACTGCATAGCGCGCGAGGCGGAGGGATACCGCCGCGGCGTCGACCTTGAAAACCCGGAGGCATGATGAAGATCGACGACATCGACCAGGCGTGGACCGTAGCGTATTCGCTCGCCTTCGCGGTCACGGCGCTGGGCAGTGAAATCAGCGGGGCGCGTAACTCACCGGAAGACATCGACGCGCGGGCGCGAGCGCTGGCTGACAAGGCAATGGAGACCATCACCGCGCGAGCCGTTGTCGCCGCCCGTCGGAAACAGTAAATGGCAAGCCAGCTCGAGGGCGTCCGCGAACTGACGGGCCAACTGACCGAGCTGGGCGCCAAGCTGGCGGCGCGAGAGCTGAAGGGCACCGTGAAGACGGCGCTGGGCGAGGCGGAGCATCGAGCGCGCGCGCGCATGCCGCAAGGCACGGAACCGCACAAAACCTACCGCGGACGTCTGGTGTCGCCGGGCTTCGCGCTGTCCACGCTGCACATTGAGGTCGGGCTGAACAAGCGCACGGGCGCGGTCGTGGCCACGCTGGGCGTCGGGCGCGAGGCGTTCTACGTGGTGCAGTTCGTGGAGCTGGGCACCAGCACGACCGCGGCGCAGCCGTGGTTGCGCCCATCTTTCGAGGAAGCCGAGGACGCTATGCTGCGGTCCATTGCCGATGAACTGCGGCAGCGCATCGACAAAATCGCCAAGCGCCGGGCGGCCGGTCGGAGACTGTGATGGAGTTCGAGCAAGCCCTGACCGAGTGGGTCCGCACCGTGCCGGCGCTGGTCGCGATCATCGGCGAGCCGAACCGGGTCCGCTTGTTCAAGCTGAAGGTCGAACAGAAATCGAAGATGCCGGCGATAGTGCAGCAGCGCGCCGGCGCCGAGCGCCAGTATCTGTCCTGCACCGTTGACGGCGCGGTCCGGCTGTCCATGCAGATCGACCACTACGCGCGCACCTGGGCCGAAATGGCGACCCTCGCGCGCACCTTCCGCGAAGCGCTGGATCCGGACACGGTGCAGTTCCCGGTGTGGATGGGCGGCGCGCCGACGGACAGCCCCCCCGGCGCCGGCGTGAAGGTGAAAGCCGCGATGCTCGAGAACGAGTTCGACCTCGACGACCCGGATCCGGGGTTACTCAGGCGGACGCAGTCCTGGACGTTCTGGATATGGGAGCCGTAGCGCTTCGACCGGCCGTGTTGCATGATACGAGCGCTCAACGCACACCAGCCGACGGCACTTTGAACCCAACGGGAGCAAGCGATGGCCAGCGAAGACACCTTATTGGGCAATGAGCTGCGGCTCCAGATCGGCGACGGCAACAGCCCCGAAGTGTTCACCGACTTCTGCGCGGCGAACGATGTTTCGGGCATCGGCGAGACGAAACCGCAGGTCGACGTCACCACGCTTTGCGACCTCGCGCGCACCTTCCGCGGCGGTCTGCCCGAAGGCACTGAGGTGACGATCACGGCCAACTTGATCCAGGGCGATGCACAGACCCGCGCCCTGTTCCAGTCGTACAAGGTCGACGACGTGGTCAACTTCCGCCTGATCATGCTGGGCGTGAGCCCGGAGGAATTCTTCGCTTTCAGCGCGGCGATTCTGGGCTGGGCCGTGGCGCCGCCGGTCGGCGAGAAGGCGACCATGACGTTCACGACGAAGATCAGCGGCGGCGTGGAGTGGGTCTACACATGAGCCGGTGGACGTACCGGACCGACACCGTCACCGTCGGTCCGAACACTCAGCAAGTGCGGCAATTGACCGCCGGCGAGCGTCAGAAGTTCGCCCAGTTCAGCAAAGACGAGAAGGCAGGCAAGGCCGACAAGAACGAGCTGCCGGCGTTGATCGCGGGCTTCGGCTGCATCAATCCGACGGTGTCGAAGGAAGAAATGGCGGACATGCCGCCGGACCTGCTGGACGCCGTGGTCGCGAAAATCATGGAGCTGACCGGCTTCAAAGGTGACGACGAAAAAAAAGCGGACAGCCCGGCCCAATCGGCGGAGCGACCGCCCAGCCCGAGTCCGTAGAACTTCTGACGCCCGACCAGGTGGCGCAATGTCGCATCGCCTGGTTCCTGAGCTGCGCCCCTTCCGAAGCGCTCGACCTGCCGACCCAAGACTGGGATCTGCTGGTGCGCTACTACGCCGAAGAGCCGTGGGGTCCGTGGCGGGACAACATGCACGCCGCTATCATCAGTCGGACAGTGTGGCGGGCGCGCTTCCCGCGGGCGCGCGTGGAGCTGAAGGACTTCATGCTCATTCACCCCGAGAAGCGCAGGCTCGGCAACCTGTCCGGCTTCGTGGGAATGCTCAAGGCGATGGCCGGCGGCGTCCGCAAGCACATTTCGGAGTGGACTCCCCCGAAGAGGCGAAGCAAACGTGGCCGATCTAGCGAAACTGGTAGTCCGCCTAGAGGCGCAGTCGGCCCAGCTCCTGACGGAGCTGGAAAAGGCAAACCGAAAGATCGACCGCTTCGCCGCCCAAACCACTAAGACGTTGCAGAAGTGGAGCGGCGGCCTGCTGGCTGCCTTCTCCGCGCGCGCCCTGATCCAGTTCGGCGCCGGCGTCCTGAAGGCGCAGGACAACCTCAAAGACATGGCCGAGAAGGCGGGCGTGTCGGTCGAGAATCTGTCGCGCCTGGGCTATGCGGCGTCGCAGTCCGGCACCGACATCGAGGGGTTGGAAACCGGGCTCGCCAAGCTGTCGAAGACGGCGGTCGCTGCGTCGGAGGGAAGCAAGGAATCGGCCGCCGCCTTCAAAGCGCTGGGCGTCGAAGCCGAGAACGCCGACGGCTCACTCAAAGCCACCGACCAATTGCTGCTGGAAATCGCGGACAGCTTCAGCAAGCACGCGGACGGCGCGGCGAAGTCGGCCCTGGCGCAGAAGATATTCGACAAGTCGGGCGCCGACCTGATCCCGTTTCTGAATCAGGGCGCGGCCGGCATCGAAGAGCTGACGAAGAAAGCCGACGAGCTGGGCATCACGGTGAGCGGCAAGGCGGCCAAAGCGGCGGACGAGTTCAACGACAGCATGGCCACGCTGGCTGCCGTCACCCGCGGCGTCGTCGGGCAGGCGCTGGGCGAGCTGACGCCGATCATGAACAAGTTCAGCGAGGGCATGCTGACGGGCGCCCAGAGTTCGGGCGCATTCGACAAGGCGGCGCGCGTGCTGGCGGCCGGGCTGAAAATCCTGCTGTCGGCCGGCGTCATCATCGGCGAGGTCTTCGATCGCGTGGGCTCGGCGATCGGCAACACGGCGGCGTCGCTGGCGGCCATCGTGCAGGGGGACTTTCGCCGCGCCCTGAACATCCAGGTCGACTTCTACCGCGAGAGTGCGGAGAGCGTCGGCAAGACGGCCGACGAACTGGTGACGATCTGGAGCGCGGCCGGCGAGAAGATCGCCAAGGAAGCGGCGGCGACGGACGAAGCGCTCAAGGGCAGCTTCAGCTTCGGCGGCAATTCCGACGCGTTGCAGGAAGTGAAGATCGGGCTCGAGAAGATCGACGTGAGCCCGATGGAGAAGTTTTACGCCGACCTCGACGGGCTGACGGCGACCGCCCAAGAGAAGTCGCTGCGGTCGATTGCCGAACAGCGCGCGGCGCTGGAAGAGCTGGTGGCGTCGCGCCGGATCAGCGATGAGCAGTACATCGCACGCCTGGACGAAATCAAGGCCGCCGAGAACGACGCCCTCGGGATCACGAAGTTGCAGGTCGAGGCGGAGGAACGCCGCACGCAGCTCTTCGCCGACGGCGCGGCCATCTTCGAGGCAACGCGCACTCCGCTGGAGCTGTACGAGCAATCGCTGATCCGGCTGAACCTGCTGCTGCAGCAAGGGGCGATCGATCAGGAAACCTACACGCGCGCGGTCGTGGACGCACAGGACAAGCTCGACGAGGCCGGCGGCAAGATGACCGACTTCGCGGAGCAAATGCGCCGCAACACTCAGGACATTCTGGGGCAGGGGCTGGTCGACGTGATGAAGGGCAGCTCGAGCGATATTCTGGAAGTCTTCACCGACATGGTGACGAAGCTGGTGGCGCAGGCGCTGGCTGCGCAGCTCGCCGAGAAGCTCTTCGGCACGGGGACGGGCGGCAGCTCAAGCGGTGGGTGGGTGGATGCTGCGATCGGGATCTTCAGTTCGTTTGCCGGTGGCTCACGCGACGGTGGCGGGCGGGGCCAGCCGGGTATGGCCTACGCGATCGGCACGGGCGCGCAGCCCGAGGTGTACGTGCCAGACCAGCCGGGCACCTTCTACCCGCGCGGGGAAATGGGCGGCGCCGGCGGCAACATCACGCAGAACATCAACGTAAGCGGGCGCCCTGACCAGCGCACGGCCAGGCAGATCCAGATCGAGGCTGCGCGGCAGCAGCGCGTCGCCACCGCGAGGTTAGGCTAATGTCGTTCGTCGAAACGCGCCTCCTGGACTGCGTCGCCTACGGCACCGCCGGCGGACCGTCGTGGCTCACCCGCAAGGTCGGGCTGAAGAACGGCATCGTCCGCCGCAACCCGCAGCGCTCCCGTCCGCTGTATCGGTTCCAGATCGTTTATCGGAACCTGCTCGAGGTCGACCACGTCGCGGTGCTGGATGCCTTCAACGCGTGCATGGGTGGCGCCTTCGCGTTCCGGATCAAAGACTGGTCCGATTACGTGGCGACCGATGAGCTGATCGGGCTGGGCACCGGCGCGCCGCAGACGGTCCAGCTTGCGAAGCTGTACACGTTCGGAAACCGCACGGTGTCGCGGCCGATCCGAAAACCCGTCAACAACGGCAGCGTCATCATCACCGCCGACAGCGTGCCGATCGCGGCCACGATCGACTACACGACGGGCGAGGCGACGTACACCGCGGGCAGCGGGGACGTGGTGCGCTGGTCCGGCGAGTTCGACGTGCCGGTGTGCTTCATGGATGACGAGCTGCAATTTTCGATCGATGACAAGAACGCTACCGACGGGTTCTTCCTCACCGCCGACGTGGGGCTGGAAGAGGATTTAAGCGCGTGACAGGCCACCGCACGATCCCGACCGCGCTGCTGGCCCACCTGCAAGAGTCCACGACGACGACGACGCGGCTGCTGAAGATCATGCTGCGCAGCGGCTTCAGCTATGGGCTGGCGATGCTCGACCGCAACGTCACCTACGACGACGGCGACGGCGCGCTGATCTACTACGCCACCAACGGCTTCGACCCATCCGCCATTTCGGCCGACATCGGCTATGCGGTCGACAATGCGGAAGGGTACGCGCTGATATCCGACGCGGTGCCGGGCGTCACCGTGGAAATGGTCGAGGCGGGCGAGCTGGATGACGCGCAGTGGATCGCCTACCTGGTCAACTACGAAGACACGTCGATGGGTCACATGATCCTGGACGCCGGCGACGTGGGCGAGGTGCGGACCCGCTACGGCATGGTGTGGATCCCCGAGTTGCTGTCCTACATGGCGCGGCTGCGGCAGCCGGTGGGGTCGGTGTGGTCGCGGACCTGCCGCGCGATCTTCGGCAGCCCTCGCAGTTCGCAAACAGGCTGCGGCATCGACTTGGCGCCGCTGTGGATCGCGGGCGAGGTGACGGTGCTGGGCGCCGAGACGAATCGCATCTTTACCGGCGACGTGGTCATCGGGATCAGCGGCATCAACCCCGCGCCAGGTCGGGTGCAGTTCCTGACGGGCGCGAATGCGGGCCGGGAGTTCTCGACGGAAGAAGTCGTCGGGCTGCTGGTTACGCTGGAAGAGCCGACGAACTATGCGATCGAGGTGGGGGACACGTACCGCATCCGGCCCGACTGCCGCAAGCGCTACGTGGAGGACTGCATCACGCTGTACGGGAACGGCGTGAACTTCAAGGGCGAGCCGCTGATCCCGGTCGGGGACGCCACGCAGATCCAGGTGCCCGGCGCTCAGATACCGGGCGGTGGTGGGTGGAACAGCGAAGTGACCGAAGGGGAGGGCTCTTGAGCGCCGCCGCCTTCGTCACCGAAGCCCGCAAGCTCAAGGGCGCGGCGTGGCGGCATCGCGGGCGCAAGCCCTGGGCTGTGGACTGCATCGGATTGCTGGTCGTGGCGGGCCGTGGGGCTGGCATTACCGCGCCGGATGAGAAGGGGTACGGACGGGAGCCTTGGGAGGATCGCCTGTCCTGCGGCCTTAGAGCGCGTTTCGGCGCACCCGTGGCCGATTGGCGGGCGGGCGACATTGCCGTGATCCGGTGGAAGAAGGGCGAGCCATCGCACGTGGGGGTGCTGGCCGATCATCCCGACGGCGGGCTGTCGATCATCCACGCCCACAACCTGCACGGGGTCATCGAGCACGCGCTGCGCGGGCAGGTGGCCGGGTGCGTGGTCGAGGTGTACCGACCGTTCCCCGGTGCGCCATGAGTACACAACAAATCCTGGGGGCAGTGGGCGCGGTCGTCGGCGCCTACTTCGGAAACCCCCAGCTCGGCTACGCGATCGGATCGGCGATTGGCGGCGCCATCGATCCGGAAATCATCAAGGGCCCGAGCGTCGGGGACATTGCGACGCAGACCAGCCGGGAGGGCGTGCCGCGCCCGATGGTCTTTGCGCTGTCGCAGCCGATCGCCGGCAACATCATCGCCAGCGGCGCGCCGCGCGTGGTGCGCAAGCGCAAGTCGCAGGGCAAGGGCGGCCCGAAGGTCGAGACGGAGAGCGTCTACCGCACTTACGCGATCGGAGTGTGCGAGGGCCCGATCACCCGCTTCGTTCGTATCTGGCGCAACGGCACGCTGGTGTACAACGCCGACGACGCGTTCATGGTGGGCGGCATCGAGCTGGACTTCCTGGGCGAGACGATCGTCATATCTGGGGCGAATTCCAGTTTTCTGAACACCGCGCGCCTGTTCCTGGGCGGGTGGGATCAGTCCGCGTCGCCGGACTTGGAAGCCGCGATCGGGGTGGGCATCACGCCGACGCACCGCGGCACCGCGTACCTGGTGATGGCGAACGAAGACCTGACCGACCTGCGCGGGGCGATCCCGCAGTACGTCTTCCAGGTGGAGCGCTGCGAGGGGTACTACCTGACCAGCCGGCCCTATCCGATCGAGGACATTGAGGCGCTGGCGTCGGTGGCGACCGTGCGAGACGCGCCGCACCCGCTCTTCTTCGAGGCGATGGAAACGCAAGCCACGATCGAGGGCGGCCTGTTGGGCGCGGTGTTGGAAACCTACAGCAATGGACTGCCCGAGGCGTTGGACACAGCCGCGACGTTCGAATCGGGCGAGCTGCGCGAAGCGCTGCTAACCTACGAAGACGCCCTGCCCGAGGCGTTGGACACAGCCGCGACGTTCGAATCGGGCGAGCTGCGCGAGGCGCTTCTGGCCTACGACGACGCGCTACCCGAGGCGTTGGATTCATCTGCGGAACTCATTTCAGGATCGCTCACATGAACATCTGGGTACCACGCGCGAAGATCATTGAGCCGAAACGGGCGCTGGCGCTACCGACCGGCATGGGCGGCTTCTTCAAGCTGGAAGCGGTCAAGCGGGACGGGCGCCGACGACTGCTGGCGGACTGGTTTCCGAACCTGATCGTCGATTCTGGGCTCAATGTGATCGGCACGTCGGCGAGCTGGATCGCCGCCTGCGGGGTGGGCACCGGCAACACCGCGCCGGCGAACGGGCAGACCTCGCTGATCGCGCAGGTGGCGACGGACGCGGGGGCCACCGTCAACGTCAACGGCGCGCAGGGATCGGCGCCTTACTTCGGCTACACCACGAAGACGTATCGGTTCGCCGAGGGGGCCGCCGAGGGCAACCTTGCGGAGATAGGCATCGGCACGAACGGCATGGCGGCCCTGTTCAGCCGCGCGCTGATCCTTGACGGCGGCGGGTCGCCGACGACGATCACCGTCCTCGCGGATGAGTTTCTGGACGCCACCTACCAGATCCGGGTGTACCCGCCGCTGGTGGACGTGACGGACACGATCAACATCAGCGGCGTCGACTACGACATCACCATGCGGGCGTCCAGCGTAACCAGCGCCGGCAATTGGTCACCCGGCGGTGGCAACGTCGTTGGCACGGTCGCCGGGTTCTCAGCCATCGCTACGTTCAACGGCGCCATCGGTGCGATCACCGCCTATCCTTCCGGTGCTCAGGGCACGGGCGGAGTAATCGTCAACGCGGCCTACGGCAACAACAACCTCTACCGCGAGGCGACCGCGACGTGGAGCTTGGCCGATTCAAACCTCGCCGGCGGCATCCGATGCGTCAACGCGGCCTACGGTCTGACGGTCGGCGCGGGTGGGCTGGGCTCGATGCAGGTGGAGTTCGATCCGCCGATCCCGAAGACCTCAAGCGACGTGCTGTCGCTGACCTTCCGGCACACGTGGGCGCGCGGGACCATCTGACATGCTCCCCGACGAAGTACTCTCGTCGCAGGTGATCGCCGCGCAATTTCGCTTCCCGCGCAACATCCCCAAGCGTCCCCTGATCGACTACGAATACGGCGGCGCGGCGCTGCAAGATGCGTCGCGCGGGCTGCGCGATCGGGTCTGGAAGGGCGAGGTGATCGGCGAGGACGTGATTCTGTCGGCGCAGGGCGTGGCACCGGAAACCGTGCTCACTGTCGAGGGGATCGCCGACTTCGGGTTCACGTTCGACCAGAACATGAACGTCTTCGTCACCTATCGGACCGAGGCGGGCGGCTGCTTTTATTACTGGTTCGATTCGCTGGTGAGCGGCTACGTCACGACGCAACTGCCGGTGGGATCGATCACGCCGCGCTGCGCGATCGATGACAACCGAACCCTGCAAGTGAGCGTGTCGGACATCATCCTTGCCTACGTGCGCGCGGGCACGCTGTACTTCAGAGCGCAGCGCGATCGTTACCTGGTGGAATACAATCTGGCCGGCTCTATCGGTCCGGGCGGGCTGATCCAGGTGGGCATGAACGAAGCCCTGCGTTTTCAGTTCCTGCTTTCCAGCGCATCCTCCTGACATGGCCTGCACCTACTCGCTGTCGTCGGTCATCATGGAGCTGGCGATTCGCGCCGGTGCGGATCCGCGCTTTATCGACGTGGCCCGCTTGGACAGCCAAGTGCGCGGCTTCACCGTCATCAACACCTACCCGTGCGCGGGCGCGCTGCAATCGCTGTCGCAGGTGTTCTTCTTCGATCCTGCGAACTACGACGGGGTGCTGCATTTTCTGCCACGCGGCGCCGACACCGTGGCCATCGTCACCGAAGACGACATGCTCGAGGACGTTGACCAGGTGGAGGACGAGAAGCGGGCCGACCCGATCGGCATCCCGCGCGTGCTGCACCTGAATTACTTCGACATAGCCGGTGGGCTGGCGACCGACATTCAGACCAGCGAGCGGGCCGGGGACCGGCGGGCGACGGGCGAGAGTTCGTTGCAGACCCCCGTGCTCATGAACGCGGACGAAGCGGCGCGCGTCGTGGTCATCAATCACAAGGTGGCGATCGAGGCAGCGCGTGGCGAGCTGAAGTTCCAGCTCCCCGATAGCTGGCTGCACCTGGTCGCCGCGGACCCGATCATTCTGCAATGGGAGGGGAAGAGCGAGCGCGTCATGATTCAGCGCGCGTCGATCCTGGACGGGTTCCAGGAGTACATCGGTATCCGCGACCGGCAGAGCGCGTACACGTCGAACGTCGAGGGCATCCCCGCGGCGCCGCAGACACCGCCAGCGGTGGGCGTGGTCGGGCCGACGCTGCTGGAAATCCTGGACATCCACATTCTGCGCGACGCCGACGACAACGTGGGGCTGTTCTACTACGGTGCCGTGTCCGGTCTGCTGCCGGCGTGGCAGGGTGCGCTGATCGAACTGAGCTTGGACGGCGGCGCGAACTACGTCGACAGCTTGGCGACGCGGGTGGGGTCCGTGATGGGCTCAATCACGACGGCGCTGCCGGATCATCCGCAGGCGTTCCCGGACCTGATCCACACCGTCCGCGTGCGGATCGACACGCCAAACGCCGAGCTGCTGGACACCGATCTGGCCGGGCTCATGAACCGCGAGAACTTGGCGATCATCGGCGACGAGCTGATCGCGTTCGCGCTGCCGGACGAGGTCTCGCCGGGGGTGTGGGATCTGTCGTATCTGCTGCGCGGGCGCAAGGGCACGAGCACGGCGCCCCATGTAACGGGCGAGCGCTTCGTTCTACTCGAGCGCGGCTTTCTGGGGCTGATCCCGGCGAGCATCGTGGACGTGGGGCGCACACTCACCTTCCGCGCCACCAGCTTCGGCACCTCTCCGGAGGATGGGAACGTGGTGTCCATCGTGTACACGGGCCGCAGCCAGATTGAACGCGAGGTCGGCTACCTCACCGCCCGGCGTGACGGTACGGACGCGATCGTGGAATGGCAGGGGGTAGGGCGCCTGGGTGGAGGTGCGCAGGTCGCACACGGCGCGAGGTTCACCGGCTACCGCGTCACCTACGACGACGGCGTGCTGCCTGAAATCGTCGTCGACACGCCAGACCAGACGGACACGCAGGACGTGGCGGCGCTGGGCTCGCCGCTTATGATCCGCGTCCAGCAAATCAACAGCCTGATGGGCGCCGGGCCCGCGGTGGAGGTCGAGCTACTGTGAACACGCCGAACCGCGACATCCCCTACGTCCCCGAGGGCACGCTCGACCCCGCGGCCGGGCTGAACCTCGCCCTGGACGTGATCGACGCCGTGATCGTCCCGCGGGTCATCAGCATGGCGCACACGGCGCCGCCTGGGCTACCGAGCGACGGCGACCTGTACGTCCCGGCATCCCCAGCGACGGGCGCCTGGGCGGGTCTGGAAAACTACCTCGTGCGGTATCGAACGGAGGGCGCGTTCTGGCAAGCCTACGCACCGGGCGCCGTCTACCTGCTGCTGAATCAAGACGACCTTGGGCTGTACAAACTCGACGACGGCAGCAGCCCCGGCACGTGGACACTGGCCGCAGGGCTTGGAGACGCCCCAAACGACGGCAGCCTATACGCGAGGCGCAACGAATTGTGGGAGGCGTTCCAGGCCGGGCTCTTCGTGATGAACGAGGATTCCCCGCCGCTGGTGGAGTCCGAAGCGACGACGTTGATTTTCGGGGACGGGCTCGACTTCACGGTCGAAACGGACGGCGTGGTGCGCGTGTTCGCGGCGCCGGTTCCCGTGCAGGTCGTCTTCCAGCTTGCAGTCTCTGACCTTGCGACCGACCTGACGACTGGCACCGCCAAGGCCTACTTTCGCGCGCCGCACGCGTTCACCGTCACGGCGGTGCGGTCGTCGCTGATCGACGCCAGCAGCTCCGGACTCGTGACGGTCGACATCAACGACGGCGGCACCACGATCCTGTCCACGAAGCTGTCGATCGATGCGACGGAGAAGACCAGCACCACGGCGGCGACGCCGGCGGTCATCAGCGACACGGCCATCGCCGACGATGCCGAAATCACGATCGACATAGACGCCGCCGGCACGGACGCAAAGGGGCTGATCGTCACGATCATCGGGACGCGCCCGTGAAGCCCTACCTGCTGCCGTGGCGACACCGCCAGCGGGGGTTCCTGATCAACCCGTACGCGCTTGCGGTGACGGGCGGAGGTCCGACCGATCCGTCCTTCGCGAACGTGGTCTCGCTGCTGCATTTCAACGGGGCCGACGGCGGCACGACGTTCACCGATCAGAAGGGCAAGACGTGGACCGCGTCGGGCACGCCGACGACCAGCACCGCGCAGTTCGTCTATGGGACCGCCTCGCTGCTGGATGCGACCGCGCAATCGCACATCGTCACGGCGTCGCATGCCGACTTTGGCTACGGCACCGGGGATTGGACGATCGAGTTCTGGTTCCGGCCCAGCTCTCTCTCGGGCGGCGCGCAGGGCTTGTACGACCAGCGCACCGCAGGCGGGCAGCCGCGTCCGTGTATTTTCACCCTGGGCGGTGGCGACCTCCGATACCACGCAAGCGGCGCGGATCGGATTACGGCACCGGGCGGCACGATAGTCGTCAACACGTGGGCCCACATTGCCGTGTGCAAAGTGAGCGGCACGACGCGCATGTTCAAGGATGGGACGCAGGTCGGGTCCAACTACACGGACGCGATCAACTACGAAACGAGCGGCGCCATGATTGGGAACTTCGGCGATCAGCCGGCCAACACGTTCGGCACGGTCGGCAACTACGACGACTTTCGCGCGACGAAAGGCGTGGGTCGCTACGCCGCCAACTTCACGGCGCCGCCGGCTCAGTTCCCGGATTCTTGAGCGCGCGCTGGGCCGCTGACGACGACCAGCAGCGCTGACTCGCACTTGGCGGCGCGACTGGGAGGGCGCCGCGCTGGCTGCTCATGCCACCGCACGGCGGCATCGACGCAGTGGTCTTCGGTGTCGTAGTAGCCGGCGGGCTGCTGCGGCACACCGTCGAGGAACAGGATCAGGATCCAGACACGCATCGGTGCTGCCGTGATCCCGTCAAGGTGGCGCGGTAGGACTTGCCCGTGGGGATGCGCTTCGTGAGCGGCACGAAGAACGGGCGGACGATCAGGAAATACAGCGCGACACCGCCGACGGCGCACGCGAGAAGAACGAAGCCCATAAAACCTCCTGGTAAAAAAAGCAGTCCGGGCGAGCGTGGGTGCTGGTCTTTGCGGACCTTAGCGGGTGCATACCGCCAGGGGCCAGCCGCCGCCCGGACTGTGTGAAAGTTAGGAAACAGCTACAGGCACTCGCCGATAATCTCGCGCTCAAGCGCGCCGTACTTCTCGTCATCGCCTGCCACCTGACCGAGCAGCGCCACAATCCACCAGCGCTCGCCATTCCATTTTCCCGGCAGCAGGGTTGCGTGAAGGGTTCCGCGCTCGCACAGATTGAGTGGGCCGCTCACCTTCTGCACTTCTCCAGGCTTCACGGGTGCCCCGCTGCCGCCATTACAGGGTTGTCCCTGGTCATCGGAGCGCCAAAATGCAACCACGGCGCCAGCGGCTTGGAGTGCCACTAGACGGGCTCGCTGCGCATCGCTCCATAGCTTTGAGAAAGAGGCGATCGTGGCGAGCCAGTAGTCCCCGTCCCCGTACCCGTACCCGTCCCCGTACCCGTACCCGTCCCCGGACCCGGACCCGTACCCGGACCCGGACCCGCGCCCGGTCCCGGCCCAGACCGCCGCCCCGCCGTCAAGAACCGTTCCCGGCCCCGCGCGGCTGTCGCCACCGGCCCA